GCATAATGCACTACCAACCTAGGTTCTTGCTGAGAATAGTCAAAACTACCCCATCTATGGCCCTTCTCGGGTATAAAAATAGACCTAATTAGAGGTCCAAGATCCTTATTTCTGGCTGGAAGCTGCTGTAAATTAGGATTCGAATAAGAGAATCGTCCTGTTACAGTTCCACCTTGATCGGATCTAATCTGGTTTATGTCAGCATGGATACGACCTTTATGTTCATGTTTTATTATGGTATCTATAAATGTAGTATGAGCCTTATTAACTTCCCTAGCTTGAGCAATCATTCTAACTACAGGGTGTTCATGATTCGAAATAAAATTTTTAGTAAAAGAAGGTGCCTGTGATTTCGCAGTTCTTTCATAAGTTAAACCAAG